ATTCAACAAAACCAATTGATAGTTTCTGCTTTTGGTGTCGTCACCAACTTTGTTGTTGGAGTGTGCGGTGCTGCATTCAACTATTATGTGAATAAACCAGTTGAAATGACTAGACAATCGTTTAGTAAGCATGAAACTAAGAAAACTAAATCTACCATTGATTCAATGGTAACTTTGTTTTTAGGTGTTATGTCAGCTTTTATGGTGTTGTTGATACCATTTAAAGGCAGTGTAGCAGCTTACAAGTTCTTTGAACCAGTCTTAAAAATACTGACGTATTTTCCATTGACCACGTACACGGTGAGATTTTTCTATCATTTCTTCACTGGGGACGCTAAGATCGATGAGGTTCACCCAACTGTAGCTAAAGTGTTAGCAGAAGATGCTGACGATGATATGTGGAACCACGCCATGAATTATGCTAGTAATATACCTGGCGCAGATAATGTGGTTACTGCTGTTTCGGAAGCGGCATCAAAAATAGTTACGCGAGCACCCGTTGAGCATGATCATGCGTTATGCAAAGATGAGTGCCCCGGTGAGCATTTATGTGTATGTATTTGCCACACGCACGCAACTATGAAAGCTGTTAATGCCTACCAAGATTTACGTAGAGAAGCACCAAAGTACCCTGGAATTGGCACTAATATTCATGACAAGTTGGAAATTCGCCGTAAAGCAATGTTCCCTCACTTGTATGAACCAGCTGCTAATTTGGCAGTAGTTGTCACTGGCAACCCAGAAGCGTTAAAAACAGCACGGACCGGAGAAATGAACGCTCTGATCACTGCTTATCAAGGCACTGTTACGGATTATGAAAGAATTAACGAAACTGCTTTTCAGGCAACCTATATTCCCGGAATCGCTGAAGCTAAAGTGGTGAAACAAGCTAAAGAAGCTGCGACTTATGCGGAGATTGATGAGACCTTGTCGCTGTTACGTGATTCGCGTGGAATTGAAATGCAAAAGCAATCAAGTTTCTCGAGAGTTGACGTAAAAGAGCAAAGAGCAATGCGAGAACTCGAAGAGTTTATGCGTCGCTGTGAGTCCGGTCAATCAACGCACGAGATTGAGGAGTTAATCAATTATTATGAGGTTAAAGCCGATAATGAAAAGCTATTTAATGATTCTTGTGCCAACAATTATGATCATATGCGGATATCTCATGGCGTTGATTTGGGTGTAGAACCAACGCCTCATAATGTCGGCAAATGTTATTACTATGATGATTTTGGCAAACTACGACCCATCACGACTGATGATAAAAGAGCGTCCATTACTATCGAGTACGAACGTGAATTGGAAAACTATGGTGTTCAAGAAACTATCGTAGGGCTTCAAACTCCCACTAGCATCGATGACGAGTTTATTCTTGATGATGATTGGAAGTTCGTAATCGAGATGGAGCGCCAAAGTGGTGGACCAACGAATGATTTCGTTAAAAGTGTGCTGAAAAACCGCTACATTGAGTTTCAGTCAGCTGGTGCAGTGGATAGTGCTATTAAGGAAGTTACCATTAATGGTGAACCCGTGGCACGACCAGTCACCCTAACAGCTAAAGACTGTGATCGTATAGTGTGGAATGTGAATCAAGTTACTTTATGGATGAAGAAAGGTTTAGACACAGCAGACGTTGGTTCAAATGATCCAAATGTACTGTGTAAGATATGTTTGTCACATCCTGATGCTATTGAAGGCCACAAGGTGATTTTAGAGTTTAAGACTCCAGGTGAGGCTTATCGATACGCTCGTGTTTATAACTTTAAGTCTAGTCCAAATAAAATGGGTGATCCACGTGCCAATGATCCAAGTTTTGTCATCGAGTATAAAATGTTGGATGATGAGCAAATCACTGCTGCAAATTTGTATGCGCACTACGATGAAGCTATTAGAAAGGTTTCATGTTTTGTTGCCACGGAAGAAATTACCATGGCAGATGATGCTAATTATGAGGACCTGTTTCAAAGATTCGCATGGCGACACCAGAGTCATTTGGTTAACCAGAGAATTTTCGCCTTAGTCACTATGCTGAAAAGGCCTCTTTTAGAAAAATTCATCGCAGATATGAAGCGAGATGATTTGTATTTGGATTTGGATGCTCAACGTGTTTCGCGTATATTTTTTAAGTATGCCAGCTTGCAAGCTCGGGGTGATCGATCCTTTATGGAAAATCTCGAAAAGGATTATGAGCATTCCATTATCGGACCAGCTTTGAGCAAGTTCAACCATTATAATAAAAATGGAGCAATTGTTGCAACCGTATCCGCATTAGGTGGAGCTGCTATCTTGGCTGGGATGGCGTATGGCATTTATGCTTATGCGTCTCGCCCACAAGATGTAGTTGCAGTACCCGAAGCCAAAGGTCGTAAGTCACGTAGAAAAAACCCACATATGCGTTTCGTGGATGTGGGCGCTCACGGTAAGAAAACCAAAATGTACGTTTATACTGATGGCAGAGAACAACCTGTGGCCGATAAGCATGGCAACATTTACTATGTACCAGACGAAGAAGCTTGGGGACAACGCATGCAAGAAGAAGAAGAAGGTATGGACTATGAGACCGAGTATGAAGAAATGTTGCGAGCCTTTGAAGGTCGCGATAAGTATGAGCAAATGGAGAGACAATCCGCTCTTACAAACGCCGACTTGAAACAAAGCATGCAGATTCGATACATCGCCCCTCATCGGATGGATAAAGTGTTACAAGCTGTCGAGCACAAACATCGTACTGAGATGCAAACTGAGGGACTTGGTCGACAAGTTCTGGAAGCAGCACAATTGATGAAGTCAGAATCATTACTTGGTAAGACTGAGATCGACGTGCTAAAGTTTGCTGGGGCGTGTCATCATTTGTATGTTAATGGCCATTTCCGAAGTGCTGCCACTCAGTTGGGAGACAAAGTCATTGTACCAATTCATGCATTGGCACAAGATGTTGATCGCAAAGAACTGACCATCGAAAATAGTGAATATGAAATTGTTAACGCAACTGGAAGGTTTAAGGCAAAGAACCCCATTAAAATTGCAGATGATCTGGCAATGTTCATAATTAGTGGAAAACCAAGTATTAAATATACTTACCGACCAGCGAACAATGAGCCATGTATGGTACCAAAATGGGAAGTGCAAGGAAGTAAATGGAAGTTCAAAGTTGGTACAGGTTATTGTACTAAATCTGGGTTCCACTCGTGTCCCACCCGTGAAGGTGATTGCGCCTCTCCTGTCATATCATTGATTGATGGTGCTGTCATCGGATTTCATCTGGCAGGTAGTTCCATTAGCAATTACTTTTTCCCGATTACAGATAAATTAATGGAGCCAGTCAAACAAGTTGGAGTGGTGCTTGCTCACCAAGCATTCATGAAGAATCCACCAATCCCTGATGACTATGCTTACTGTACGGATAAATATCCAGAGGAAGTTGTTGGAGATGTTAAATTTGTGTTAGCTGAGCCAAAAAGTGAAATGTACACTAAGTACATAGATGTGAGATCATTTCCACATCTCGGGAAAATTCCTAGATTCGTTACTTATAACAATAAGCGGTCTATGGATATGTTCTTCTTAGCGCACCTACACGAAGCTCCTGTGGATTTCACTGGCTACGACCTTATCAACTTAAATGAGGAGGGCGTGTGGAAAGATTTTGCTAAGTACAATAAACCAACTCCTTACCTTGACCAAGAGCAGGTTATATGCTTTAACATTGCTATGTCAATGACTAAAACTGAATTTGCTCCTTACGCGCAGGGATCACGAGTTCGAGGAATGGACGAGACTTTGGATATTGTCGACTTCCAAAAAAGTCCAGGTGTGCCACTTAATCGCAACTACAAAACTAAGCAAGATTTAGTTGACGATCGTGCCAAGTATGAAATATTTAAGCAGTTCTTACAAGAGGATTTCGATGATATGTTAGATGACTCGTACTGTTACTTGTTCAACGTCTCTGGCAAAGAAGAAATTCGACCAAAACAAAAAGTTGACGATAATGTTATGCGCTCTTTTTGTGCAACCGCATACGATGGTCTTGTTCAAGGGCTGCGTTTGTGGGGAGATATGGATGAACGCTTGACCGCAACACACCTGAAACATGTAGGTGCCGTCGGCTTTACTCCTTTTCATGGTGGTTGGGATAAGCTGATGCGCAAGTTGTTGATATTTGAACGTGGTGGTGAGTCTGATGGCAAACAGTGGGATTCGAGTCTTGCTGCGTTCGTTATGTGGGCTGTAGCAGAGATTCGTTATAGTTTTTTACATGAGGATGATCAGACACCGGAAAATCGCGAGCGTGCACGCAACAATTATATGAACAAAATTTACTCGTGTGCCGTATTGCCATCTGGTGATATAGTTCGTATGCCTGGTGGAAACAAATCAGGCAACGAGACTACGATTTGGGACAACACCATTGCGTTAAGTTTGATGTTGTATTATGCTTATGTTCGACAATCACGTATACTTGGTTTGGAACCAAGTCACCAGGACTTCCACGCAAATGTAGTGCTAGCACTGATGGGTGATGATAACATTTATTCGGCATCAGAAAAGTTTTTGGTCAATCGATTCAATAACACCATAATTACTCAATTTGCGAGTGAATTGGGTGTACGTTTTGAGTCGCCTTTTGTAGAACCAAAACGTGTGCAAGAGTTGTCGTTCCTGTCAGCCAACACCAAGGTAATACACGGAAAAATGGTCCCTGTGAGTGATGCTAATAAAATGTTGACATCGTTACTTTTTGCTGAGAAAGGTGACAATCCAATTGAGGTCTTAACCAGAGCCAATGGTATCGCGCAACACTTGTACACAAGTGACGTGATGTATCCATGGGTCAAAGACTTCATAATGGCAATTGTCAACAAGTTTGATGATGACCTATGCGGAGTGATCGAGTGGGAAGTTGAAAAACGAAACGTGCCTGTAGATATGCGTATGCGAGCTCTTTACATAAACGACCCTCGAAAGCAAGAAAGATTAATAAGCGAGGGTAATGATAAAAAGAACATTACGCATTTTATTGAGTTACAAAAACAGAGCATGGATTCAAACACCCCATTATCGTACAACGTCCAACCATCAAAGGCCGACATCAAACGTGGCAACATGGTTCTTAACAGTCCTATGTTGTCGGACCACGCCAAGCGTTGGTTGATTCGAGCCACAGATCCTTTTCATGACACACAAGTGGAACCGGCAGGCTATCCTGATGTTACGACAGTGGGCACAGTGATACAAGAGATAAACCTCTCAACAACTATTTCGGCACCAACTAACGCATCTGGCAACTGGGATTGTCATGTGTTTAATTGGGCGCATATTAGTTCGTTATCGCCGTCCGTGTCGCCTTTTGAACAAATTTATTCAAATATTTTTGATTTTGCAAAAGGTACCTCTACTCCTTATGGTAGTAATCCTGGTACGGGATTCTACTCTGGTCGCGGTTTGCAGATATTGACTGGACCAGCTGGTGCACTTATGTTACCAAATGATGCTGGAGGATCGGTAGCGTCCACCACGTGTGAGTCGCTCTACCCAACGGCAACACTTGCGAAAGGCAAGCTACGTGTTGTTGGCTGCGCTTTTGAAGTGATCAACACCACAGCTGAGATTTATAAACAAGGTATGGTGACAGCATATAGGTTGCCACAATCAAATAACCTCATTGCAATGGCCTACCCACCAGATTCACCAGGAATTGTTATGCCAACCGTCACTGCAAGAGTGTGTGCCTTACCACCATGCACCCCCGCAGAAGCTCTGATCTTGCCTGGATCAAAGCAGTGGTTAGCAGCGGATGGTTCTTATTCGGTTTGTACACAAATGTCAACTGATAATCCATTCCAAACAACCGACAACTTACCAGTCACTTATGCACCATCAAGTTTTATGTACAATGGTGTTGCTGCCATGAATTGTGTCGGGAACGCTTTGTTACCAAAATCAAATCAAGCTGTTAATTTCCCAGTACGTTATTATATGCCTTATAATACTAGTGGCGTTTATTATACAGGTTTAAGCAATGAAACCACGCTCACTATCAATTTTAAAGTACTGGTTGAAGTGGCGCCTGCACCACGTGATGCCTTAGTTACACTAGCTAAGCCTAGTAGTGGCTATTGCCC